AACCCTCAAAAGAGGCCGCGTAACATGCACACTCAGCCGATCACTCCCGAATACCTGGCCGCTCTCAATGCCCGCTGGAACCGGTTGCGCTCCGAAAACAACTTCGTGGAAGCGGCACTCCGGGCCTCCCTCAAGAAGGACGCCACCAAATGACCGCCGCAGAAACCCTGGACGTAATCAACCATCACCGCAAGGAATTCTTCACCGCCATCAGGGCGGGTATGTCTGACGAAGATTTCCGCAAGGCCATCGAGGTAACGAAAGAGCTTGGCCTTGCCCTGGTCGCCTCCGCTGAAAGATCGCTCAAGAAGATCGATAAGGACGCCGCCAAATGATCCCCTTCGCCCTGCCGCATGACTTCGTGATCGGCGCCGTCGCGGTCCTGGTCCTGTCAATCACGGTGCTGTCATGAAAGCTCTTACCCCCAAGCAGTACCGCATCGCCTCCGCGGTCGCATCCGAAGAAAACGCCTTTCTGAATCAGGGCCATATCGCGGCGCAGATTGGCGTTCACCCCGCAGACCTGAGCACGACACTGAAGACGGTGGCACGGAAGATGGGTCTCGTCTCCGCCACGGAAACCAGTCACGTCAGCCGCATCCGGCTGGTGGTGGCGGCCAAGCAGGCCGGCGGCCTGGATCAACTGGCGGCTTCCCTCGGCCTGCTGAACCAGGACCTGGAGACAGTCCAGTGATCAAGGTCTCGAAGGCGGAATTCCGCAAGGCGCTGTGCGGCCGCGCGATGGGCGGCTGCGAAGTGCTCGCTCTTCCCAAGGGGGAATCCTGGGTCAAGAACGGCAAGGTCCTGGCCATCCACATCACCGGCATCCTCGGCTCAACCTATTACCTGGAGGCGTAAGGCAATGAGAAGGTTTCTTCTGGCGGCTTGCGCCGTCCTGGCAATGACGGGTGCGGCTCGGGGTGAGGAGCCGAAGTTGTATGCGACCACGGCGGGCGATTGGAAAATCTACTCGTATAACGACCAATGCGCCACGGCGGACAGTTTCAAGAACGGCACCATCCTGAGCTTCGGCGTGAATACGGGTGGCGCGTCCTGGATACGGGTGATGAATGAGAAATGGAACATTCCGCCCGGACAGTACCCGGTCAACGGCCGGATTGATGGTGTGGATGCCTTCACTTGGGACTTTGGGGCGGACGAGGGCGGAAAGGGAATCGTCGCTAACTTTGAAATGGACCAGAACGCTTTTAACGCCTTCACGAGGGGCAACGTACTGAGCCTGAAGATCGGCCGGGAAACCTACGGCTACAGCCTTAACGGCACATCGGCCCTGTTCCCCAAACTGCTGGAGTGCATCGGTCAGGTCGCCAAGGCCGCAAACCCCTTCGCTGGCCAGTCCCCCGCAGAACAGCCCAAGGCGCCGGTCTCCACCCCCGACAACCCGTTCCGGAGGACTTGATCATGCTGGCTCTGATCCGGGCGCGCGATGCCGCCGAGGCGGCGCTCAAGGCTGCCATATCGGCCATCGAATACCACGGCCATACCTACGCGCTGGAGGACGCGAGACTGATGCTCCAGGACGTGATCAGCCAGCTTAACGGGGAAATCAAGGCGCTCAGGCCGGAGCGGCCGATCTACGCCAAGGACGTGGCGCGATGAAAGAGCAAAAGGACTTCTGGAAGCCGGCGCCGTTCGATTTCGAGGCGGTCGTGGCGAGGGTCGATGTGGACAACCTGGCCGGGGCGTATCGCCATAGAGCCAAGAAACACGGCGACAGCGAAAAACCGCTCTGGAAGACCGAGTGGGTCGTCATGGAGCAGTACCACGACACTTACGACCGGGCGCACTTCAGCCGAACCGAACTCTCCACCGCCTTTGATCTTTGGGACAACCGCCGGAAGGGCGCCAAGCAATGACCTATTACATCAACGTTTATCAGATGGGGCCGGGCGGCCGTCAGTTCCTGGGCAAGGCGGTGGACAGTAAGTCGCTGTCCGATGAAATGGCCTACTGCGGCCATGCGATCTACCGGCTGCGGGTCAAGCCCAAGGCGGCGGCGTGAGCGACCAGCCCAGTTACGAGCCGGTCAACCTGGCCGACGAAGCCGACTCCCTGATGGCGGACCTGCTGGAGCAGGCCGCCACCCTCCTGAACCTGAAGGAAGTGGCGGAATGACAAGCCTGATCGAGACCCTGGAACAGGTGGCGCATGCATCAAGCGCTGTCTGGCACCAGGAAGAGGAAAATATGCTCGAACTGGAAACCAGCTACGTGCTGGATTGCGTCCTGGCCGCGCTTGATGAACTGGGCTACGCGGTCGTGCCGAAGGTCCCGACCTACGAAATGGTGATGGAGGGACTGCACCCGGCGGTTCCGGGCTCGGTGTCGGATATCTACCGGGAGATGATCAAGGCGGCGCCGAAGGTGACGCTGTGACCGAGGAATGGCGCGATATTCCCGGCTTCCCGTCGTACCGGATCAGCAGCCTGGGCCGGATCATGCGGATCAAGCCCACCACCAGGGCGGTGGCCGGCTACATCAAGGCCCAGCGGCTGGAGCGGGGCGTCATGATCACGGTGCTCCACGAGAACAACAAGCGCCACCGGCGCTCCATTCACCGCCTGATGAGGAGTGCGTTCGGTGGCTAACCTGATCACGGATTTCGGCGCCATCGGCAACGGTGTCGCGGACGATACGACGGCGCTGCGCAATGCGCTCGCCTCCGGGCAGCCGATCGAGGCACCCGAGGCGGCCTACAGGATCACCGGCGCCATTTCCCTGCCGGCCGGGGCTGAACTGATCGGACGGGGCCGTCCCATCTTCAAATTCGTCGGCGCCTTCTCGGCTCCCTGCTTCGCCACTGCCGGCGATGGCGTCCTGCTGCGGGACCTGATCATCGATGCGGATAAGGCGAGCAAGGCGTTCTCCAGCAACTGGGCCTTGTCCCTGGCCCACGGCAATGCGCTGGTCGACAACGTCAACATCGTCAACAGCAAGGTCCGCGGCATTCTGCTGACCGGCAACCGGAACCGCGTTACCGGCGGATCGATCACCGCCACGGCGGGTCCGGCCATTCAGCTTCGCGGCGGGTGGGGCAACGTCCTGTCCGATATCGACCTGAGCGGCAACACCGGGTTCGGCGTCCATCTGGACGAGGGTGCCCACGACAACAAGCTGGACGGCCTGCAGTGCTTCGGCAACGGCCTGGAACTGGTGGGGTTGACCTACACCTGCTACCGCAACCGCATATCAGGCTGCCATGCCGAGGGCACAGGCGACAACGGGTTCAGCCTGACCGGCTATGAAAACACCCTGATGGGCTGCGTGGCGCTGCGCTGCCGGCACTCGGGAATCTACCTGTACGGCTCCCGCAACACGATCTCCAACAACCTATCAAGGGATAACGGTCAACGGTTCCTGGTCGATGGGACCAAGTGGGCCGGGATGATGATGGTTCCCGGCTGGGGTGGCCTGGCGTCGGACAACGTCGTGGTTGGCAACATCTTCATCGACACCCAAGCCACCCATACCCAAGCCTACGGTATTCGTGTCGGCAAGCATGCCTACGCCACCTGGGCGGCCAGCAAGCCCACCAACCTCAACGCTTACGTCGTGTTCGGAACCAACGTCTATAAGGCCATGACTGCGGCCGGCACGACAGGCACGACACCGCCGACGCACACCAGTGGCGCCGTCTCGGATGGCGGCGTGACCTGGACCTGGATCGACGGCACCGCCACCAACCTGGACGCGGCCGGCAATGTCGTGGCCGGCAACGTCGTCAAGGGCAACTGGCTGCAGGATGTCTCGGTGCAGTCCGCCAACGCCCAGTGCGTTGAGTCCTTCGACTGGGCCGGCACTCGGCCGCTGTGGGTCAAGTCAACCGGCAACGTCGATGCGCTGGGTCAGGTGGCCTGATGACCTCCCTTCTTTCGCTTGGTGGCGGCTCGGGCCTCCATGCCCAGCTTCACAAGAGCCCGGATTGCCTCGTTACGGGACCTGAACCGGTCCTCGTGCCAAACGTCCTCGATCGCCGCGAACTCGTCAGCGGTGAACAGGACACTGATCTTCTGATCAACTTTTTCACTCATGACGAAGGATATAGCAGAAATTCGGACAATGCGCAAAAAAACTCTTGTCAGATGTTCCGACATGTCGTATGTTCGGACCATGTTCAGCGCGCCCGGTGGTTTGACCCACTGAGATCAGTCAAACGGGTACCTCTCTCTGGTACTGGCGGTAACACCAGGCGCTCTTAACAACAGATTAAAAGTGACGGCCGGCCCTACTAGCAATACTGGGCACGGCGTTCCGACCGGGTCAGCGGCCGTCACTTCCCCTACACTCTCTGACCGGGGCGGATTTTAAAATAACTGACCCTTTTGAGGATACTATGTCGAACAGAATTCATCTTGAGGACCTGCCGGGAATCAATCCCGCGGTTCTCCTGGCGCTTCCGATCGATCAGCTTGAATTGCTGGTGAGCGAAGCACAGGAGCAGGCAAACGCCGCTGGCGCCGTTCTGGACAACCTCAAGTCAATCGTCGCCACGCGCTTCGAGGCGAAGGCCGCAGAGTTGCGCCGCGCCGCCGGCAAGGATACCGGCGTCGTCCGGGTGATCGAGGGCGATTACGAAGTGGTGGCGGACCTGCCGAAGAAAGTGATCTGGGACCAGAAGACCATTAGTGCGGCTTTGGATGCGCTCTACGCTGTTGGTGACGAAGTCGATATGGCCAAGCTGGTCAAGGTCGAGATCAAGATCAACGAGCGGGCCTTCCAGGACCTAGCGCCTGAGCACCAGGCCATCCTGCTGCCGGCTCGCACCGTGAACACCGGCAAGCCGACGTATTCCCTCAAGCCGCTGGCGGAGGTCTGAGTCATGGCACTACTTCCGGGATTTAATGATCTGGTGAGGGAAACTCTCCTGGCGTTGGATGCAGAAGATAACTTTGCTCTGCAGAGTGATGATCTGTCTTCTCTGGCTGAGTTCTCCGCCACAAAGGGCATCTACGACTACTACGCGACCGCGCTGATCCGTCTGGTCCAGGAGCACGGTGACGAATTTCTGGCCGAAATCAAAACCCGCGGAAAGGATGAGGTCTGATCATGTCGTTCCTCTCCAAGCTCGTCCGCTCCTCCGACAGCGTCCAGCCCGCCCGTATCCTGCTCCATGGCGTTGCGGGCGTCGGTAAAACCTCGCTGGCAGCCTCGTTCCCCAATCCCGTCTTCGCGATGGTCGAGGATGGCGCCGGCATGCTCGACATCACCGGCGCTCCGATCAAGTCGTGGGACGACATGATGGCCATGATCAACTCCCTGTACGACGAGGAGCACGACTTCCAGACCTTCGTGGTGGATAGCCTTGATTGGTTCGAGCCGCTGGTGTGGGCCGAAGCCTGTCGCGCCAACAAGTGGGACAGCATCGAGGTACCGGGCTACGGCAAGGGCTATGTTGCCGCCACCGATCTGTGGCGCCAGTTCGTCGATGGCGTCAATGCTCTGCGCACCGAAAAGGGCATGACCATCATCAACATCGCTCACACCGACGTAAAACGCTTCGATGCTCCTGATTCAGAACCCTATGACAGGTACATCATCAAGCTGCATAAGGCGGCATCCGCGCTGCTGATGGAGCACAGTGACGCCATCCTGTTCGCCAACTACCGCGTTTCCACGGTCAAGTCTGACGTCGGCTTCGGGCAGAAGAAGACGCGCGCCGTTGGCAGTGGTGAACGCATCCTGCACACGGTCGAACGGCCGTCGCATATTGCTAAAAATAGATATAGTATGAAGGATATACTTCCTTTATCCTATGAAGCTCTTGCTGAGTACTTGCCGGGGGTGTCTCGCTAATGATCCCGACAAGCAGACAGGAGGCCATCGCTTCCGGATCTAAGCGCTTCCTGTCTAGCAAGCCGTGCTTGCGCGGACATGTTGGTGAGCGATTTACGACAAGCAGTCTTTGCGTTGAGTGCTCCGGCTTGCTGAATGCTGAATACCGAAAGGTAAAGGCGGCTGAGATATCACTTCAGCGCAAGGGGAAGTACGAAGCGACCAAGCATGAAGTTCTGGCGCAGAGAAAGGAATACTACGCCCAAAACAGAGACACGGTCATAGACCGGATGACACGTTATCGTGATGAGAACCGCGAAATAGTGCGGGAAAGTCATCGGCGATACTACGCAAACGATCCGATCAAACGCCGAGCCATGTCGCACGAACAGAGAGCGAAGCGCAGGCAAGCGCCCGGATCTCACACGAAAGAGGATGTGCTTGATATCCTCCAGGCACAGAAGAGCAAGTGCGCTTGCTGCAAGTGCTCCATCAAGCAGAAGTATCACATAGACCACATTGTTCCGCTGGCTCGTGGCGGGTCGAACGACCGGCGAAATATCCAGATCCTCTGCGCTGCGTGCAATCAGCGCAAAAGCTGGAAAGACCCAATCGACCACATGCAATCCCTCGGATTTCTCATCTAACCTTCTGACAAAAGGAACTTCTGAAAATGGCCCAGCTTCGCACCCGTTTCGAGACCGCCAACGTCGCTCCCGCCCAGTCCCGCGAGCTTCTGTTGCCCGGCAAGTACAACGTCCAGATCGTGGCGTCGGAGTGGAAAGACACCTCCACCGGCGGCCAGATGCTGGTCCTGGAGATGGATATCGTCGATGGACCAGCATCTGGCCGCAAGATGTGGGACCGGCTGAACCTGGAGAACGCCAACCCCAAGGCGGTTGAGATCGCCGAGGAAACCCTCCGTGACATCTGCCTGGCACAGGGCAAGATCGGCTGCGATGACAGTGAAGAGCTTCACTTCATTCCGATGACCGCCACCGTCAAGGTTCGCCCGGCCGGTCCGGACAAGAAGGGAATTTTCCGTGAGGCCTCAAACGAGATCGGTAACTATAAGGCTCTTGAAGGTGCTGCTGCTCCTGCCCGCCATACTCCTGCTGCGGCTGCTCGTCCTGCTGCTGTGGCTGCTCCCGCGCGTGCGGCATCTCCTCCGCCTGCCGCCAACGCTCCGGCCGCCGCTCCCTGGCGCCGTCAGGCCAGCTAAAGGACACAGTCATGACGGCACCCTTTGAAGACTCCGATTTCGTGAAGCTGGAAACGGCACTCGAAAACGCCCGGATCAAGCTTGCGGCACGCCCGGATGACGCGGACGCCAAGGGCTGGCTGGAGGTGCTGGAACGGATCGATGAAATGAAATCGATCCTGCAGCCACCGAAGTAACGAAGGCGGGACGCTGGGGCAGGTCGCCAAACTCAACCCAGCGTCCCCTTACTCGCAACGCGTTACGCATGGCGCCTGACCGCGCCGGAGTGCTGAAGTATGGCGCCATTGCCCCCACCAAGAAACCCGACAGTCGAGCATATCTATAAGGCATACGAGGCCAACGCCGAAGATGGCCGGCGTCCCCATTTGGGCGCTTCCCTGATCGGTCATGACTGTGAACGGGCTCTGTTCTTTACCTTCCGTTGGGCCACGGTCGAGCGCCACGACGGGCGGCTGCTGCGTCTGTTCCAAACCGGCCATCTGGCCGAACATCGCTTTGTGGCGGATCTGCGTTCGATCGGCTGCGAAGTCCAGGAGGTCAACCCGGAGACAGGCAAGCAGTGGCAGGTGTCCGCTGTCATGGGCCATTTCGGCGGCAGCATGGATGGCGTCGTGCTCGGTCTGCCCGAGGCGCCTAAGACCTGGCACGTGGCCGAGTTCAAGACCCACAGCGAGAAGTCTTTCCTTGAACTGAAGAAGCGCGGGGTCAAGGAAGCAAAGCCGCTGCACTACGCACAAATGCAGACTTACATGCACTTGGGCGGCCTTGAGCGCGCCTTTTACATGGCGGTCAACAAGAACACAGATGAACTGTACGCAGAACGCGTACGGATCGATAAGGACGAGGGCCCGCGCCTGGTGGCGAAGGCTGAACGAGTGATCCGCGCCACCGTGGCGCCTGATCGGATCGCCGCCACGGAAGACTTCTACAAGTGCCGGTTCTGCTCCCACAGCGATGTGTGCTGGGGCAAGGCGGCATCGGTGCGGCACTGCCGCTCGTGTGTATTTTCGGAAGTGGTCGATGGCGGGTGGCGGTGCAACCTTGTTCCCAGGTCCCCGGCAAACCTGAGCCTTGAAAAGCAGAAGCTCGGCTGCCGGCATCACCGCTACCTGCCGACATTCGTTCCTGGCCGGCAGATCGACGCGGCCGAGGATGGCTCGTGGATCAAGTACGAAATGCCGGACGGCGAGTGGACTGACTTGGGGGAGGCAGCATGATGCAGCTTCGCGACTACCAGCAGGCCGGTGTTGATTCCGTCTATGAGCATTTCTCGGCGCATGAGGATAACCCGCTGGTGGTCATGCCCACCGGGTCAGGAAAATCCCCGACGCTGTGCGCGTTCCTGAAGGGCGCTATCGAGCAGTACCCGGATACCCGCATCGTGGTGCTGTCCCATGTGGCCGAACTGGTCGAGCAGTCCCACAAGACGCTGCTGCGGATGTGGCCGGGGGCACCGGCTTCGATCTGCTCTGCCGGCCTGGGCAAGAAGGACTTTAAGGGTCAGATCGTCTTCGCCAGTATCCAGACGATTTACAAGCACGCCTACAAGCTGCAGCGCGTGGATCTGATTATTGTGGACGAGGCGCAACTGATTCCGCCGTCCGGCGATGGCATGTACCGCAAGTTCCTGAACGAGCTGCAGCAGATCAACCCCTACGTCAAGGCGGTCGGATTCACGGCAACGCCGTACCGGACTTCCAGCGGGCTGCTGACCGATGGCGACAACCCGTTCTTCAGCAGCATCTGCTACGAGATCGGCATTGGGGAATTGATCGAGCAAGGCTACCTGTGCCCGCCGGTCAGCAAGGCGATGGGCACCAAGTTCGACACCCGCGGCGTTGCCACCCGTGGCGGCGAGTTCGTCGCCAAGGACCTGGCCGAAGCGGTGGACCGGGAGGCGCTGACGGCGGCTGCGGTCGAGGAAATCGTGGCCTATGGGCAGGACAGGAAGGGTTGGTTGGCGTTCGGCTGCTCGGTCGATCATGCCCACCACATCCGGGACGCCATCCGGCTGCACGGCTATACGGCGGAGACCGTGACGGGCGAAACGCCGAAGGCCGAGCGCGCCGAATTGGTCAGGGCATACCGGGCCGGTGAGATCCGCTGCCTGACCAACGTGGACGTGCTCACGGTGGGGTTCGATGCGCCGCATACCGATCTGCTGGCGGTCCTGCGCCCGACCAAGAGTCCGGGTTTGTGGGTGCAGATCATCGGCCGCGGGACCAGGCTGTCTCCGGAAACCGGCAAGACTAATTGTTTGGTCTTGGACTTTGGTGAGAACACCTCTCGCTTTGGTCCGATCGACAAGATCAAGCCGAAGAGCAAGAATAAGGGTGGTGGTGAGGCGCCGATCAAGGAATGCCCGAACTGCCAGTCGATCATCTTCGCGGGGTTGCGGGTCTGCCCTGACTGCGGCAACGAGTTCATCTTCCTGGGCGCCACGATTGCCGCGACGGCGGCAACCGATGCCTTGCTCTCCACCCAATCGACGCCACCCGAATGGCTGAACGTGGCGAATGTCACCTACAGCCTTCACGCCAAGCCGGACAAGCCGACCAGCATGAAGGTTCGGTACCGCTGCGGCATGACGTGGCACTCGGCGTGGTGGTGCTTCAACCACACCGGCTACGCCCGAATGACGGCGGAGCGGCTGTGGCAGACGTCCGGCGGCCTGATGCCGATGCCGGCCACCACGGAAGAGGCGCTGGAGCGGTCGGGCGAACTGGTCACGCCAACCCGTATCCTGGTCCGGAAGGATGGGGATTTCACCCGCGTCGATCGGCTCGACTTCACGCCACCGGAGCCGGCCGAGGAGCCGCAACCACTGGAACACGACTACACGGAACTTGAGGCCATGCTGTGAGCGGGGCCTTCGCCAAGCCCAAGTTCGAGACGCCGGACATGGTCTGCCGGACCTGCGGCAAGCGGGCCAAGGGACCGGTACAGCCGCGCTGGCTGGATATGGATATCCGGAACACGGAAACCGGTGAGCTTGAAGAGTGTGCGGCGTTCTGCCGCTCCGAGTGCATGACAACCTGGATAATGAGGCAAACACACATGATCGATCCGACAACCGTCGAACTGGACATCCTGCAATGCGCGGGACAGGCCGGGGGTGAGTACCTGGAGAGCATCGGCAAATTCAGCCTGGAGGTGCTGAGCGATGAAGAGTGGTTGACCTTCCTGCAGGCCGTGATCGGCAAATACGAGGACATGAAAATTCCGTTCTAGGACGTTCGTTTGGTTGACCAACTACGCGGTTCACGTATATGACTACGTGGATCGCGTATCTATTTGAGGATTTGGGACTGTGACGGCGGATGAATTGAAGGACTGGCGCCACCGGATGGGCATGACGCAACAGCAGGCGGCGCACTGGCTCAACACGTCGTTGCGGACATACCAGGGCTGGGAGCAGGGCCGGCACAAGCCGCCCGGCGCCGTCGATGCCGCATGCCGTGAGCTTGAGCAATCCAGGAAGTAACCAGCGGCCCTGACCGGCCCGGAAATTGAAGGCACCATTATGGCCAAGCTATTCAGACCCTTTGACGCGCGCAAGGTTCAGGCGCGGACGGAAGCGACCCAGGAAGAGATCGTCAACCGGATGTATGACGAGGCTCTGACCACGGTCGCCACGGCGCCCAAGGGCAACCGCAACGTCACGCTGAACGAGCAATCGTATTTCATCGGCCGCCTGGTGGGGGCCGGTCTGGTCGGGCTGGCGGAGGCCGAGGCGGCGTTGCTGTCGGCGGCCAAGACGTCCGGGCACGCCTCGTGGGATGCCAAGAAGACGGTCAAGTCCGGACTGACGGCGGGGCAGGCCAAACCGTGGGAGATCGCGGGCGACGTGGTTTCGATCGGTGGCGGCCGGGTTCCGTCGCCGGACGTGGCGGCGGCTGCCGAGGAGGAGGCGCGCAAGCGGGCGGAGAAGCGCAAGAGCGCCCAAGGCGTCTACGAGGGTGCTGCGGCCGTGGACGGCACGCGCGGCCAACAGTACCTGGAGAAGCGCGGCATCGCCAAGTGGCCGGACGGTGTGCGCTACTCGCGCGCCTATAACGGCCTGTGCATTCCGCTGACCCTGCCCGATGGCATGGTGGCGGCGATCCAGAAGATCCCGCTCAATCCGGACGTCACCCGCGGCACCAAGCTGACGGCCGGGCCGATGGATAACGCCATGTTCTGCGTTCCCGGCAAGGCCAGCGGTCCGGCGGTGGTGGTCGATGGTCCGGAGGACGCCATGAGCGTCGGTCTCGCCACCGGATGGCGGACGTTCGGCGCCTGCTCCAAGGGCCGGTTCGTCCATGTCCTGGATCATCTCCAGGCCGGCGAGCGGCTGATTGCCGTGAGGGACGCGGACGGCACCGACAACAGCGAGTACGACAGGCTGACCAAGACCGCCATCGAAAAGCGGATCGACCTGGTGTTCGCCGATCCGGCGGGCGTGGACGCGGATGGCGTTGTCATCAAGGACGCCAACGACATGCTGCGGGCCGGCGGGATCGAGGCGGTGCGGTCGTGGCTGGGCGGCGTGGCCGATCGGGTGTGGCCGGTCAAGCCCGAGCCTGTTCCCGCGATGCCTGCCAGGGGGTTGGCGTCGGCTCCCGTGGTGCGGTCCGAGCACGTGCCCGCTACCCTGGGGGCCGACTTGTTCCCGAGGCATCTGCTGCACGCTCCCGGGGCTCTGGGCGTGGTCTCCGACTACATCACCCGGACGGCGCGGTTCCCGCAGCCGGAGTTGGCGCTTGGCACGGCGCTGACCATGCTGGGCGCCCTGATGGGCCGGCGGGTCAAGGGACCGACGGGGCTGCGCACCAACATCATGGCGCTGGGCCTGGCGGATTCCGGCTCGGGCAAGGGCCACGGCCGCGACATGTGCAAGAAGCTGCTCACCGAGCTGGGCGTGCCCATGTTGATGGGTGGCGATGTGATCCGATCCGGCTCCGGCCTGATCTCGCGGATGCGAACCAACCCGAACACCCTCTACATGCTGGACGAGATCGGCATGTTCCTGTCGTCGGCCTACGACAAGAACGCGGGCGCCCACATGCGCGAGATCATCACGCTGTTCACCCAGTTCTTCAGCGAGACCGGGCAGACGTGGATGGGCTCGGACTACGCAGACCGCAAGATGAACACGCCCGAACCGATCGTCCAGCCGCACCTGAGCCTGATGGGGATCTCCAACCCCACCTCGCTGTGGGCGGCTCTGGGTGGTGGCGCGCTGAAGGACGGCTCGATCGCGCGCTATCTCGTGTTCCACCCGAACGAGATGTATCCATCCCCCAACCGCCGCGCGCTCGACAGCGACGACACGCCACACTCGGTGCTCGATCCCCTGCGCGCCATCCTGGAGGACATCCCGGTGCCGGAAGGGCGCGGCAACATGGCCGGCATCGTGGCGTGCGCCGATCCCTGCCCGTACCGGGTGCCGGTCAACCAGGCGGCGCGCGATGCGCTGGACGACTACGAGGATGCCAACGTCCACGATCGGCGCAAGTCGGCCGGTACGGATCGCACATCGATCATCGCGCGCGCTGTCGAGCATGCCTGGAAGATCGCCTGCATCTGCGCCGTGTCGGATAACCCGCGGGCGCCGATGATCACCCTGGAGCATGCCCAGTACGGCATAGCGCTGTCGGCCTGGTCCACCAACTGGCTCTCCAGCAAGGCCGGCGACCACGTGGCGGATTCGGACTTCGGCAAGAAGCTCAACAAGGTGCTGGAGATCATCCGCCACGCCGGGGCGGCCGGTCTGGACAAGGCCGAGTTCACGCGCGCCACCTCCCGCATGCTGTCGGGCAACAAGGAGCGCGACGCCATCCTGGCGGACCTGCAGGAATCCGGGCAGGTCGTGGTGCGCTCGATCGATACCACGCGGCCCAAGCTTCATTACTGGGCGGCCGACTTCGCGCCGCGGGAAGACAACTCGTTTGATGATGATGTGGAGGGCGTGGCATGAGGAAGGAAATGGAATTCAAGGGCGTTCACGGGGACGACCTCATTGAGGTGTCCGGGCCGGACAGTGATGGCGAGTACCGCGTCACGGTCAATGAATTGAGTGATGAGTACAGCTACATCTACCTGACCCGCGCCTCCCTGGTGGATCTGCACAAGTTCATCGGTGAGTTGCTGGCGGGGGAGGGCGTGGCGTGATGAAGTTCATGGAATTCGAGGGACAGGATAGAAACGACTTCCTTGAAGTGTCTGGGCCGGATGCCGATGGTGATTTTCGCCTTGCCGTAAACGAGTGGGGTGAGTTGTGCCGGGTGTATATCTCGCACGACCAGATGGTGAGAATTCATGCATTCATCGGCAAGCTGTTGGCGGGGGAAACTAATGCCGAGATTATTTAGAGCGACCGAGCGGCATGGCGCTTGGCACGTCGAAACCGAATTACCTTGCATCAACGGACTGTCTGCCTGGGTGTCCATAGCGACTCTTGGGCCCGCCGACCCCAGCGACGAGATGTTTGGAGGGTGGGACTATGAAGCGACGGCAAGGCGGATCGCTGATCTGCTGACGAGGGATGGGGCGTGATGCGTGTCATGAACCGCCACACCGACAGGGAGTTCATTGAGCCGGACGCGGTATCCATCACCAGGCCGAGCCGGTGGGGCAATCGGTTCGTCATCGGCAGGGATGGCGGCAGGGATGAGGTGATAGCGCTGTTCGAGGCGGACCTGTGGGAGCGGATACAGGCCGGCGAGGTCACTGTGGCGGAACTGGCGGCCCTGCATGGCCGGCAATTGGTCTGCGTCTGCGCCCCGAAGCCGTGCCACGGGGACGTGTTGGCTAGGGCTGCCGAGTGGGCCTGGGATCAGGTTGCAAACAGGGAGGATGCGGCGTGAGGGCTGAGCGGGGAATGTTCAAGGGACTGTACTGGCGGCGCCATGGGGCGCTGCGGTACTTCACGACACGGCGGATCAGGCGGCTCGGTCTCGGCTTACGCCTCAGCAAGATAGAGCGGATGAGGCTGGCCGGACTGACCACGGGCGGGCCGATCGAGACGTGAGCGCTAACGGTGTCTGTGGGATGCCTGTTGGTGAAAACAATTTCGAAAAAATTGTCAACAACTATTTTCCCAGGGGAATGGGTGATGCAGGAAGAGTGGTTGGCGCAACATCGGGAGTTCATGGGCGGCGAGAGCGATCACAGGCCCACGGAACTGCGGCGGCGTGCGCTGGTGGCGATCGATGCGGGCGGGGTGAATGGTGCCACGATGGCGGATGTGCATCGGGCGCTCAAGAGCGCGCACCTGCCGGCCAAGCTGGTCAATCTGGTGGTGGATCGGCTGATTGAGGACGGGCATGTTCACAGAAAGAAGATACTGACGGCCGGGCGGCCGCGCGTCCAGATGTGGTCGTTCCGCCACGCGCCCGAGGAGGTACGGGACGCCATGGCCGAGCGCGGACTCAGGACGGATTTCTCTCGGCCGTTTTGGGCTGGCAAGCGGCAGGAACAGATTATCCGGGATGTTCTCTGGCGGCTCCGGGGTATCGAGATGAAGGTCAGGGATATCGAGGTGGCGGCCTGGCAGATCTACGTGGATGCCGACAGGGCGATGGATGATGAGATATTCAAGAGGCCTGGTGGTGGCTTGCTGGGATACGGCGAACTGAAAAAGCTGCTCGCAAGGATGGCTCTCTACAGGCAGATCCAAACCAATGAGAAGGGGGACGCGTTTAGCCTTTAGGTTGAGTTGGCAGCCTGCCCGGATACACGTCCGGGTAGGTTTACCTATGGTAGAATATGGGTATGGGATATTCTAACTTAGAAAACGTAGGTATATATAGATACCTTTAGTCACTACTATATACTATAAACCATACATATACATAGGGGGTGTTTCTATTTTATAGTATTATATACCCTTCCTGTGATTTCATTCATAGATATCCTTCCCATAGGCTCTAGGGGGGGTCCTGTTACCCCCTAGGGAAGGGGGTGTTGTATATATGGGATCGTCGGGGATGTATGGTTTAAAGTGCGAGACAGTGACTAAAGGGTGCCGCCGACCCCTGATTTTCTAGGAATGCCCGCCAGTCCCGGCCGGCCGTGACATTGGGCCGGGTGCCGATAATTTAGCTTGAATGCGGTTGGAAAAATCGATAGTGTTTTCCATACCGCCAGACCGGGGGGAGGTTCCTGCAGCATCATAGGGAACTGACCACCGTGAGTAAGTTCAGTCGCGTTTCGGAACACCCGCTGTCGCTCCTGCTGGACAGTGCCGGCCTTGCCCGCACAAATCCGGTCGAGCGGAGCTACCTTCACCGCCTCCTGCTCGACGCCGCCAGAGAAGCCACGCTAGGGGCTCTGCTGGAGCCCGCCGTGCGGCGTCCGGTGATCGTCGGGCATGGTATGTGGTCGGCCTGGCAAAACCGCACCGGCGACGCGCCCAGGCCGTCCCTGGAGGCCTTCGAGGCACTGCCCCAACC